TATTTGATTTGATTTAATTTGTTACAAATTTATACAAAAATTCTGACATTTTTTAACGAGGTTCAAACTCTGCTAAATCAAACCCATCTAAACTATCTTCATTAGATTCAAAATCTAAAGGAGGAAGATTATTTTTACGTTGATTAATCAATTTAGATTGCTCGCTATTTTGTTGACTAATTCTTTTTGACTTAGCATCTTCTTTCTCTTGGTCTCTTTTTGAAACAACACCACCATTTATTTGTGCCAACTGCATTTGATAATTAAATTCTTTTTCCATTAGCATCATTTTCAACTGAGCTTCTTTCTCCATCTTTTGAGTATCAAGTTGAATTTCCATTTGCTTAAGTTGCATTTGAGATTGTGCTTGTCCTTGAAGTTTTTGCATCGCAACTTCTCCTGCCATTTCTTGAGATTTCAATTGTTGCTGTGCAATCATTGCTTGTTTTTGCATAGCCATTTTTTCTTCTCTTTCTTCTTTCTTAACTCGTTTAAGTTTTAATAATTGATTTGCAAGTTTTAAGTTTCTTAATTCACGAATATCAATAGCATCCTCAAGATTAATATCCCCTTTAGATAAAGCCATTTGAATATTTTGCTCAAGTTGTTGTTTTTGTTCTTCATCAGGAGCAACCTCAATAAAGATTCCAAAATCATATATATACAAGTCTTTAATCTCGTCTAAAATACCAACATTATATTTACCAATTTGATTGGTAAACTCATCTTTAAAATCTGCATATTCTAAAACATCAGAAATTCTATATGTTAAAGCCTCAGCTAATGTTCTATATATAAACAAACCTGATTCAAGTATATGTCTTGTTGCTGTATTTGAATTAAGAGCAGCTAACTTCTGTATTCCAACTAATGAATTAGGGTCAGGAGTAGAACCATCACGAGCTTCATTAAGTCCTGTCACAGACCTAATCATATCCATATAGTGATTATAATTAGCAAGAAGCATTTGCGTTTTGCTTGTACCTGAATTTGATGTTAATTGTGTAATAGGAACTTTTGCATTATTGAAATCTCCATCTGATGTAAAACTACGTCCTATAACACTACCTGTTTGGAAGTAAAGACGTAAAGCATCTTCAGGATTATAAGCGTTTCCTGTTCCTAAATCAATTTCACTTAATCCATCTGCATCAATAAATACACCATCAGGAACTATTCTATTAATAACCTGTTGTAGTTTTAAATGTGTTATTTGAATTAAATCAGCAAATGGTATCATTCTTCTTACCAATGATTCAATTGCACCTTTGTACATACGAGGAGCACAAGCTACATAATTTGGAATTGCATATTGAGAAGCTGATTTAGGACGAACCATATTCTCTGACATTTCCCATTTAAGAAGGATATTTGTTCCCATAACCATTATTCCTTCATACCAAACGTCAATAGTTTTTTCTATCTTTTCGAAATTTCCTTCGTCCATCATTTCAGCAGGAGGATTAAAAGTATCATCTTTTAAAATAATCCTTGTACCTCCATTATCAAGAGTTTTCTTTTTATATACAACCTTTTTTGTAGTCTTGTAATTAAAGTACATTAATGTTGCTGTATCACGGAAAAACATATCATTATTGTAATACTGTGCTACATTAAAATAATCATACCAAGAATTACTATATTGAGATATTTCATTTAAATTTTCTTTTGTAAGTGTGGGGTCAATCTTCATTAATTCTGTTAATGGTACAGTTTTAATTTCTCCCCAATAAAAACAATCTTTAAAGAAAGGGTCTTCTGTATAACTATAAACAACATTGGCAGGGTCTACATATGAAATTTGTATTCCTGCTCCCGGAAGAAACTCATGCTTTGCAATAGATATTCCTATTACTGTAGCATCGTAATCAAATCGTCTTCTTATTTCATCATATTTATTGCTATCAAATATTGTATTAATAGCTTCTTCTTCTGCAATTTCAATTGAAGGTTTGTATTTAAGTTGCATATGCAACTGCAATTCTTCATCGTTTGTAGGTAATTGCTCAGGAGCCATCATAAATGGATTCACTCCTGATTTTTCTTGTATTTTTTGAAGTACGTCTTTACCTGCCATTTGAGTCTCAACCATATCTTGATACTCTCCTCTTTTACCTTGAGATATAGCATCTTGAGCATAAGCCTTTACTTTAAACAAACGCTCTGACATTCCATTAACAACAATATCAACAAACTTAGGAAGAATTGGAACAGGAGTCCAATCTATATTTAGATAAGAAAGGTCTCCATCAATAGCCAATTCATTTTTATATTTAGCAATAGATTGTTCTCCTCTTGCATATAATCTAAGTCTATGAAATTCTCTCCATCTTCCATAGTATCTGCAAGTATTTCCATCTTTTTTAAACCACTCATATTGAATTGCTTGTCCTACTTGTAACCCATATGCGTCAGTTGCTTTTTCTGCATCAGTAGCCATTTGAGTTGGAAAAACTGAAGATGTTATGTCTATTAATATATTTTTCATCGTATCAATTGGCTTAAGTTACCATCCTGTTTATACCTTGCGAAGTTAATACTAATTTTTGATTCTTTTTTTTCAGGAACATATAGATGTTTCTGATTTGCCATTATAGCTAACCCTGAACTTATAGAAGCATCGTATTTTGTTCTGTCGCTAATATCAAACTTAGCCCAATCTTCTAACGTCCTTATAAATGGCATTGTTCCCATTTCTTCAGGGTCTCTATACTTTCCTTCTAAATCTAATCCAATATATTTTTCAATATAAGATTCTATGGCTGCTGCATGAGCTTGCTTTACATCTTCTGACGAGTTAGGTATCCCTCCAAGTTCACGTTCTGTTTTTGATAATTTTGAATATTGTTTATCAGGTCTATTTAAACAAAACCCACGATACCCTCTATTCTTAAAATGATATAGTAATCTTGGTTTATTATTCTCTACTAATATAGGCATACCATAAAAAATACAAGCCATAAGTACTTCTTCAAAAAATATCTCTGCAGTTTGTGGACGAGCAGTGTATTCTAAAAAGAATTCATTAGTTGGAGCTTCATCCATGTGAAACTTAGTAAGTCCATGCAAAGAACCATTTGACCCACGTCCATCTACTACTGCAGATATATCATATGAGTCACATCCAAAAGAACCAATATGTTCATTACCCGGATATTTAACTCCCATTTTTGTATATACATTATTTTGTAAATGCTTCTGAGGAAACCAACTACAAAAAAATCTTCCATTTTTATCAGGAGACCATATAACCTCAGTATCTTTAATTCCATCTTTCCATTGAAAAGACCCACGAGTTATGTAATGCTCTTTAATCATAGAGTCATTATAATCAATCTGATGGTATATTTTAGTTAAATTAAACAAAGCCTGTTTGCTTTCATCTCTAAAAGCATGAGATTCAGTACGAGGAAACTGACGATAAAATTCATTAAGTGCATCTGAATCACTTTTAAGAGACGCAACTTCTGCTTCCCAATAATCTATAGCTCCATTTGTAATCCAATTTCCATCTACTCCTGCTATTTTTTCTTTAGGTTTTCTTAATACCGGCATCCCATATCTGTCTATAAATCCTTCCATGTTCCATTCCATAGGAATAAACAAAGCATATAGTCCACTTTTAGTCTGTCCATTTGCATTTCGTACAGCTACACGTGAATCTTCGTATATATCTTTAAAATTTTGCCCTCCTTTACTTAAAGCATTTGATGTAGAACCCATCATACACTTTCCAATGATTTTAGAACCTAATCGTAGACAAGTTTTTGTAACCCTCCAATTCTCTTTAATGTTTACAGGCTTAGTCCATTTTCCGCTTTCATCATGAGCCAAAAACAATAGTTTCTCTCCATCATAGGAGTTGTCTTCTGTATTCTTCCAATCTATAGTAGTATCTAATCCTTCTATCTCATCTACCTCTGTATCATACATATTTTTCTTGGTAATCTTAGAAGCAGGTATTCTAAATGCTAATTCAGTTTTAGGTTTATCCATACCATCCATTACAGGCTTAAAGAAAAAAGGCAACCTGCTATTTATTGGAACAACTTTATCTGTAAACATTTTTTTTGCATCAGCACCTGTCTTTGATAATATACCTACCCTTGCATCTCTTGCAAGAGTTCCTATGTTTATACACTCAGATGATGACATAAATGAAAATCCCGAACGTCTTATTTTTAAATAGACCATTCCAAATGCTCTTGGGTCCGCTTTACACGCTTCCCAAAATATAAAATAAATCCTATTAGCTTCTCTATAATCAGGATAACCTATATCTATACTCGCCCATTGCAAATACATCCAATGAGACCCTGTTATATAAGTTGGCTTACCATTATTCATAAACCAAAAACCTTGTTCTCTATAATCAAATTGCTGTTCAATATAATCAACCCAATGGTCTTTAAATTGAGATGACATTTCATTCCAATGAAATATAGATTGAATTTTAGACAATTCTTTTGGTAAATCTTCTCTTTCCCAATATTGTTCGTTTTTAGAATTGTGTCTTTGAAGACACTCTTTAGGAGTTGCAGGTAAAGCTATAGTCAATCCTGAAATGCTTACTATTTTTCCTATTTCTCCTGATTTAGAAATAACAACCATATCATACTTGTCATCATATCCATATACCCACGACTTTGCTCTATTCTTATTTGATAGAACAGCAGTTGGGATATAGT